CCGTGAACACCGACGAAAAAGGCAAGGGCATTGGGTATACGCCAGCAGTTACCGGCAAGGTAAGCGCAATCCGCTACGTCAAGGACTCCTCTAACGCGTATTCGGATGGCGCTGCTGTTGGCGTCACGGCCGAAGCGACAGGCGAAACGATTTTAGAAGTCGACCTGGGCGCGAGCGCCACTTTTGCCCCGCGACAGGCTACGCATACCATTGAAGGCGCGCGGGCCGACTATGCCCCCGCGAAACCGGTGCGCGACAGCATCTGTCTGGCAAACGACCGGATTAAAATTGCCGTCTCGAATGGCGGAGACACCAAGACGGGCGTATTCCACGTTGTGATTGAGTGAGGGAGTGAACCGTGAAGTGGTCCACCCAGTTAAAGACTGCCGCAACCGCCGACCCAGTGAGCGTCGTTGAGGCCAAGGCCCATCTGCGCGTGACCGACACCGCTGACGATAACTACATCGGCACGCTGATTGCCGCCGCGACCCAATGGGCTCAGACAGTGACCGGCCGGCAGCTCGTGACCGCGACGTGGTTTTGGCACGGAGACGGATTCCCTAGTCAGATCGTGCTGCCCTATCCGCCACTGCAATCGGTGACAGAGATCACCTATTACGACTCGGCCAACGCTCTGCAGGTACTTTCAGAGGACGCTTACGAGGTCAGTACCGCCTATGAGCCCGCTGTGATTCAGCCAGTCTCGGGTCAGGCATGGCCCTCAACGTACAGCCGGCAAGATGCGGTGCGCGTGGAGTATGTGGCTGGCTACGGGCCGGCGGCGGCCGTGCCGGCGGGGATCAAGCAGGCGATTCTGTTGCTGGTCGGCCACTGGTACGAGAACCGGGAGGAGGTCGTCGCAGGCGTCATGGGCACCCTGCCTGTTGCCGCAGACGCCCTGCTCCGTCAGTATTGGCATGGATGGGAGTTCCAGTGAGAGCGGGAAAGCTCAATAAGCGCGTGGAGTTGCTGGAGCCCACGGACACGCGGGACGACTACGGTGGCGTGGATACGACCTGGGCCACTTGGGGCTGGCGGTGGGCGAGCATTGAACCGCTTCAGGGGCGCGAGGCGTTCCAGGCCCAGACGATCAGCGCGAGCACTACGCACAAGGTCACGATGCGGTATTTCGACGGGCTGACCACCAAGTGGCGGATCGTGTTCAACGGGCGGACGTTTGAGATCGTGAGCGCGATCAACACGAACGAACGCGGGCGAGAGTGGGTTTGTATGTGCGCGGAGGCGGTGTAGTGGCAACGAGTGCGTTTGAATTTAAAGGTGCCCGCGCTTTCCTCGAAGGGCTGCACGCTCTCGACGTGAGCATCACCAGGGCCGGGAGTGCGGCGCTTCGGGCCGGCGCAAAGCCGATCATCCAGGCGATCAAGGCAAGAGCCCCGCAGAGATACGGCCTTTTGAGGAAGGCGCAGGGTGTCGTTGTTGGTAAGGCGAAAGGACCAAAGCGCACCGCCGCGATTGGTGCCAGGAAGAACAAGGGCAAGGTGATCGGCATCACCAAGGACGGCAAGCAGCGTTACGCCGACCCCGCCTACTACGGCCACTTGGTGGAGGGCGGGACCAAATCGCACAGGCTCAAAACGGTGCTAGTGGCCGAGTACACGGACAAGAAGGGCCGCAACCGGAAGGTTTACAAGCCAGACAAGGCGGCTCGCCTGCACCCGGGATCGCGGGCCAATCCGTTCAAGGCCCGCGCCGTGCAAGCCTCCAAGACGCAGGCCGTCGATGCAATACGCAAGAGCCTTGTTGACGATCTGAAGCGGGCGACCCGCGCAAGAGCGAGGGCCATATGAGTATCGAAACGGAAATGGTGGGTCGGCTGGAAGCGGACGCGGCCGTCGCGGGCTATGTATCGCGCCGCATCTATGCTCACGTCGCGCCGCAGGGTGCCACCTACCCGCTGCTGCTCTACAAGTTCCCGAGCACCAAGCCGCAGCAGGCGGCGGCGCAGCGGGAGAGCAGGAATTCAATACGGGCGAGCGTTGTTGTTGACGTTTTCGCCACCGACTACGGGGACGCGAAAGCCCTCGCCCGCGCGGTGCGGGCTACGCTGGATAGCTGGCGGGATCAGGCCAGGGGCATCGACTCGTTCCGCTGGATCGACCAAACGGAAGACGCCGGCCCCGAGGCGGAAGGCTCAAGGGACTATCTGTTTCAGGTCACGCAGACCTACGAGGTTTGCGGCGTGGAAAAATAGGAGGCATCATGTCATCAAACGCATTTGAAGGGACAACCATATCGTTCGCCGGCACCTCCATCGGTGATGTGGTCGACATCGAGTTCAGCGAGAACGGCAACCCGATTGACGTAACCAGTGCCGCCGATGACTTCCGCAGGTTTTTGGCGGGCGTGGAAAACATCGAGTGCTCGATCACCGTTTTCGGCGTTCCGGCGACCGCGATCAACACGACGGGCACGCTGTCGGTTGCCTGGAACGACGGCACAACGGACAACGGCGGCGGCGGGAGCTTCCTGCTGTCGAGCAAGACCCGCAGCGGTTCTGTGGGCGGGGCCATTACCACGCGGCTGACCTTCGTACCGTCAGGAGAAGGAAAAGGAGCTTAATCATGCAAAACGCGACCAAGGATTCCATCCTGGCGGCGGCGGATCAGCGGGTCATCGCGCCGGTGAAGTGTGCCGCGCTGGGCGGCGTCGTTTATGTACGGGAAATGCTGTGTGAAGAGCGCGATGAGTGGGAGGACGGCTGGGCCAAGTGGCGCGAGCGCCGCAACGGCGACCCTAACGACACCCGCTTCTTCGCCCCGTACCTGCTGTCGCACGTGATTTGCGACGAGGCGGGCAACCGCATCTTTGACGACACGAGCGTCAAGCGGCTGGGCCGGATCGGCTACGGCAAGCTGCGCCCGATCGTCAGCAAGGCACTGGAAATCAACGGCATGGGCCAGCAGGCCGAGGAGGAAGAGATAAAAAACTCCGACGCCGGCCAGAGCGAAGGCTCTGGCACCTGCTCGCCCGAGAGTGGGGCTGCACCGTAAAGGAAGCTATGCGGCGCTGCTCGCCGGCCGAGTTCCGGCGCTGGAAGGCGCTGTACAAGCTGTCGCCGTGGGGCGAGGAGCGGATTGACTGGCAGTTCGCCAAACTGCTCGCACACCTGGCGATCTGGTGCGGCAAACACAAAGAGGCCAGGTTCGAGGAGTATCTGCTGTACCGCGAAGGCGAAGAGCAGAAGAGGCCGCGAATTAGCTTGAAGGATATGAAACAGGCGTGGGCCGCGTTCATGGCCGCGGCGACGGGCAAGGCCAAAGGTAAAGCGAATGGCAACTAGCATCGGCGATCTTGCTGCTTTCCTGACCCTCAACACCGAGGGCTTTTCCAGGGGCGCTCAAAAGGTGGCCAGGGAAGAGAAGGCGATGTTTGCCGAAATGGAGGCCACGGCCCGCAAGTCAATGGACCAGATCCGCAAGGAACTGGGCTCGCTGCCGTCGATGGCTCGGCTGGCACAGAAGCAGATGGGGGTGTCGATTGCAAGGGCGTCGGGCGGGCTGGGCCAGGGCATGGGCGGGTTGTCGACGCGGGTGATGAGCCGGGCAGAGATGGGGCAGGCGCTCGCGGCCGGCAGTGGTGGCGGGATACTGAGTGGCGTCAGTCCCGTGGTGGACAGCTTCATCCAAGCCAAGGTTGGCCTGCAGGGCTTGAACTCCGTCCTCAAGGGCACGCTGTCCATCGCCAAGATGCTGAGCGGGGAGTTCAAAGACTGGGGCTCGTTCGCGTCTGACGCGGCCAGGATGCTGCCTGTCGTTGGTGAAACCGTCAGCAAGATACTCGACTGGGCTCGCGGCGCGGATCTCAAAGAGGAGGCCGACAAGCGGCTCAAAGGCGAATCGGCGAACCGGGCAAGGCTCATCACAGAGCGGGCCGGCATGGTCAAAGACCTCGCCGCCGGTATCGCCAGGGCCCAGGACGATGCCCGGTTGGCAGGCATGACCGGGGTAGAGCGAAAGCTTGAAGAAAACGAGATTGCCCGCCGCAACGCACAGCAGCGACTGCGCGACAAGTACGGAGATGCTGCAAGGGTTTCCGCCTCCGTGCAGCAGGCGCTCACGAAGGCTATTGCGGCCGAGGAAGTGAAGTACGAGGCCCGGCGGATCCAAATTCTCAAGGAGGCGGACCAGGAACGACAAAAGGAACTGCGGGCAGCCGAGATCGAGGGGGCTGTTAAGCGGGCCATCCTGGCCGGCGACGAGGCCGGCGCGAAGATTCTCCAGATCAAGGCCGACTATGCGGAGAAGATCCTCGCCGCCGAGGAGAAGCACAACGACGCCTTGGCCCGGCAACTGACCATCAATCGAGACCTGGCTATCGAGGAAGTAGTCAAGGCGGAAGCGAAGAGGAAGCAGGAGCGGATGGATAGGACCTCTGCCGAGTTCGCCCAGTGGCGCAAGGAGACAGAGAAGTCCATCGCCGAAGACGAAGCCATTGCCGTCGACATCCAAGCTCGCAAGTTAGAACAGGTCGGCAAGAAGGGCCAAGCCGCACTGCTCCGCAAGCAGCAGGAATACGCGGAGAAAATCAAAGAGGCGGTGCGCGGCACCGATTGGGGGCGGGCCTCGTTGCTCGTCGAACAGGGCGGGCTGGAGCTAGGCGCACTGGCCAAGTATGCGGCGAACCAGCAGGCGGGCACCAAGTTCGGGAGCTACGCGGCGGGCACCATGTCATTCGAGGGTGCCGGCATCGCTCGCCAGTCGGCCGAGCAGCAACTCGTCAACTATACGAAGCAGATGGTGGACCTGTTGATGCGGCTTGTAGAACAGTCGCGGAATCCCGTCCCGGTGGAGTAACGCATGGCCTCGATCAACGTAATATCTTCGGCCTCCCACCAAATGGACGGCGCTTCACTGATCACGAACGGCGCCGTCTACGTTGAAGCCATCGAGCCGTTCATGGTGGAGGTGCATGCCCCCGAGGAGGCCTGGGCAAGCCACCTGCTGTATCTGGCGACCAACGCCTACGGGCTGCCAGTCGTGTGGTCGCCCCATCCGACCATCCCCGGCCTGAACGCGCTGCAGTTCATCCCTGAGCCGAAGGGTGCCGGCAAGATCCGCGTGCTGGTGCGCTACGTCAACACGATGACGCAAGTCTATCTCCGTGGCGGGTGCGCGCTCGAGCAGATCACCACCGACATGGACGTAAACAACGTCCCGATCCTGGTTAGCAACGAGTCGCCCAGCGTTCCCGCGAAGGACCGCACGGTGCAAAGCGGCGTCGTGACCGCCCTTCGGGCGAGACCCTGCTTCGTCTGCGAGCGGGTTGTGCCTGATGCCGCATTCGGCGGGATCAACCCTGTGCAGTGGGCGGCGACCTACGGCGGGACGGTCAATTTGTACGCCGTCACCATTCGCGGCGTGACGTTCAGGGCCGGCGAGCTGCTGTGTGAGAACTTCGGCTACGACTCGGACCAGTTTGCGGGCGTGGCCTGGCGGGTGGCGGTCGAATTCCGCGGCAACCCGGCGGGGCACAACCCCGAGGTGGCGTGGATCGATCGCGAGACGGGAGAGCCGGGAAGCGCGCTGACGAAAGATCCGAACTTCGACAACACGACGAGCCCGCTGGCGCGCGTCTGTGCCAACGCCAGCGACCCGCGGTACGGGCGGAAGGTGATTGCTTCTCAGCGGGCGGTGGACTGGTCCCCGCTGATTAGTCTGTTTGGCTGAGGTGAGATATGGCGACGTGTATATGGAGAGGTGGCGCGGCGGCGGTGGCGCAAGTTGACCACCTGACTCCCGGCGGCACTATTGAGGTAGGGGATAAATTCCTCGTTACCATGCGCGGAGAAGATGGCTTATCGTCCACTATCAGCTACTCCGCGACCGGAACTACGGTTCAAAGCGTGTGCAAGGGGCTGGTTACGCTGCTGAATGCCAGCACTGACCCGCTCTTTGC